TTGCTTGTAATATGCTCCTGCCGCATAAGTCGTGCTAGGCGTTGAATTAACCGCCTCTGTAATGCTAGAAACAACTACTGGGTTTTGCATGTTGTTTCCGGATGTGGCGGTCATCCCCCAGTAATTAGCTGTCGTGCCGTCGTCCACAATCAAAGTTCGCTGCCCTGCAACCAATTTCAACCCAACCCAAGCATAGTCTGCAAACAACGTCCCCGCACTGGCGTTATACCAACTACTGAAGTTCGTCCCCGTCATGCTTGCAAAATCAGCCGCACGGGTCACTTGTGACGCCACTGTGGGGATGTAGCTGGTGGCGAAGGCTCCGGCTTCTAGTTGAGCGCCCCAGATGAAGATGCCTGATGTGCCGTCGCCTACTGTGTCAGAAGCATTAACCTGCCCGTAAATTCGCGGTGATGCCGTTGCCGTGGCAACAGTTGTGTATGTAATTGAACATCTGTACCAGCCGTTACCGGCAGGTGTTATGGAAGCAGTGCAATTTGCAACGCCGGTAGTTGTTCCGTTTGCTAGATTGAAATATGCTCTTGTAATTGATGCAACAACCGTACCTGTAATTCGTAATTGACAAAAATTGTACTCACCTGCTTTAGCGTAAACACTAACGGTGTATGCTGTTCCAGTGGTTTGGCTTAAAGACTGAACAACAAAACCAAGTTGGCTAATGTTTGAAGTTATTTTGTCGCCAGTCAATGCCCCATCCGGCGCAATAACAGTATTTGCCGTAATACTGGAGTTGGTTTTAGTCCAAGCCGCATTGTCAAACTGCTCAGAATACGTCCACAAATTTACCCGCTGCTCTTCAATTAGCAGCCCAAGGCTTGCAAGCGTTGTGGGGTTGTAGTCAAACCGGGGTGCGTCGATGGCCGCTGTTTGGATCAGGCCGTTAGAGCCGGTGAACGTGGCCGTGGTAGAGCGTGTGAAGGTGATGCGGGGGTCGAGCGTGCTGGTGTTGGTGAAGTTAAGCAGCAGCGAGGGTGACAACTTGTTAAGCAAGTTCGGCCCGCCAAGCGTTGCTTGGTACGACACACCCAACGAAACAGCGTTACGCGCCCCAAGATAGCTCATTTTTTAGCTTTCGGTGCAGCACGTTTGACAGCATATGCAATGGCAACGGCCTGCTTGACGGGCTTGCCGCTCTTGACCTCCGCAGAGATGTTCTTGCGGAAGGCTTCTTTGCTGGTGGACTTGACGAGTGGCATTATTTACCCTTCTTGGCAGTTTTGGCCGACTCTTTGAACGCCTTGTCGGTAGGTGCGCCAGGCGAGCCAGGCTTTCGCATCTTCTCGTTAGAACCTTGCTTGATGCGCTCGCGTTTAGCTGCAATGTTACTGTAGAGTCCGGGTTTAGTAGCCATGATAGCCTTATTTTTGCATGATACGTTGGTTGATCGGTGCGTCTGTAGCAATAAACGGGTTGTACAGAAAATTTTCCGGTGCGTCTTGCTGCCGCACTTTTGCGGGTAGCCGCACAACGCTTTCATTTCTCATGTAGCTGTATTCAGGGCGTTTTGCGCCGTAAGTGCTAAAAGACCCTATGTATTCGCTAGGCACAATTCTGACAGGCATGTATTCCACACCTTGCTCCATCAGTACCATAGCGCGGTGACGCCCTTCATGCCCGGTTACGCGGGCGCGTGATTGGTCTTTAGACACACGCATTTCCAAATACGGGACATCCGCAAGCGGCGTGTTCGTGCTGATAGCTTGCCGAATGCGGTCCAATTTTTCTTTGCTTGGTTTTTCTAGCGGCGCAGACAATGACAAAAAATCTTGGGGGCGCACAAACGCAAGCGTTTCTTTTGCTTTGGGGTCGTTAGCTTGCTTAACTGCTCTTTGCACGGCGTTAGAGTCAAACAAATTGCTCGCCGCAACAACTTTATCCGCAACTTTAGACCCGGCAGAAAGTGACGGTACAAGGGGTAAAAGCCCAAGCCCAAGCAGCATTGCGTCGCCGTAGTTACCTTGCCGCGCCGCTTGCACAGCGTCGTAGCCTGACAAAAGATCACCAATTACAGGCGTAAACCCCAGCGCAGTCTTGGCAACATCCGATGCTTGTTCGGGTGACGCATAGCCACCTTGAAGCGCCCTAGCTTTTGCGCCCTGCGCGGCTATGTTTGGATTGCCAAAGTACGGGCGGCTGAGATCGGCTAAGGCGTTGGCCGGTGTGGGGGCAAGTGCATTGCTAGGCATTTAGCACTTCCATCGTTTGAGTGATGCCTTGGCCCGCTCTGCTGGACCTTTGGCGTTCTTTACGACGCCCTCCATGCGGGCGCAGAAGCTTGCCTTGCGGCCAGCGTCGGCTTTGGTCTTGGGGTTGGGCGCCGGCGCCTTGAGGTTCGAGCCAGTGGCTGCGTTGTACTTGGCGCGGCCCTTGGCGGTCAGGCCCGCGCCCTTGCTGACGGGCAGCTTTTCGCCCCGTCCAACGCTTAGAGACACGCCTTTTTTAGCCATTACGCCCCCATCCAACTGGTTACAGCCCCGCCACTATACCCGCTTGCGGTGCGAATGTGTGACTTTGGCTCACGATACTCTCGGCTGGCGACAGGATACGCAAACGTCAGCGCGATGGCGTCTGCTGCGTCCGGTGAGGCCAGACCACGGGCTTTCATGTCCTTTTTGGACTCTAGATAGATCGTACCACGCGAATCGGGCTTCATCTTAGGCGAAATCAGGTCACTTTTCAAGAACCTGTCGTTGGGCACGCTGGCTGTTTTCAGCCAATCGCGCATATCACCCCACATTTCAGCCCGTTTGTTGCCGTACATAATGGGGTTTTTGGCCTTGTTGCCAAAGTTAACTCCCCTGACCTTGTACCGCTGCTCTTTAAGCCGGTCCACGACCCCCGCCCCCAGCCCGCCCTCGTCGATGTTGACCAACGACGGCTTAAATTCCTCAATCGCGTCGATAACGTGCCCGACCACCGTCATGGTGTCGTCGCCCCGGTGCCGGATCAGCTTGACGATGTCGCGCCCCTGCCGCACGGCAATGACCGTTGCGTCTGCCCCGAACCGCGCCGGGTCTACGCCGATCACAATTGGTGCCGACTGGTCCATATGCTTGGCCCGTTTCATCGCCTCATCGACCACGCCAATACTGATGAACTGATCGTCGCCCTCGTTCGGAAACTGACCGTACACCTCGACGTGCGCTTGTGAAGAGTCCGGCCCGTATTCCGCGATGATCTGCTCGTAAACCGCCTTGTCGGTGCCCTCGACCGTCCTGGCGTCCACTATCTTGGACGCCCAAAACTCCCGTTTGCTGTTAAACGCCTCGTAGAAGTACCCGGTGTTGCGGCGCGGGTTGGAAAACGCCAGCCAAAAGCGGTTTGGCGTGTTCTCCGTAAAGAATCCACTGGTCACCGCCCAGATCGAGTCGTCGATACCACTGGCCTCGTCGAAGATCACCATCACGCCGTCAAAGTTATGCACGCCAGCGTAGGCGTCCGGGTTCTCGGCCGACCATAGCCGCCCCTCGACGCCCCAGTATCTAGTGCCTTTCTTCAGGTCGCGCTCAACCAGCTCTGTCAGCCACTTGGCCGGCATCAGTCTGGTAGCGCTTACTTCGAACCAATGGCTGTTGATCGACATCGCCAGCCACTTTGTCAGCTCGGCCCAAGTGATACTGCGGAGCTGGCTTTCTGAGTTGGCCGAAATAATGGTCGTCGAGCCGATGCGCGTGGACAGCATCCAGTCCGTGATCCAAGACACTAAGGCCGACTTGCCAATACCCCGGCCCGAACTGACCGCCAGACGCAGCACGTCGAAGTCCAGCTTGCCGCCGTTCTTCTTGATGTGCTCGGCCATAGTCGCGAGCACCTCGCGCTGCCACTTGCGCGGGCCAGTGAAGTGCTCCAGTGGCGTGCCCTTGACGCCCCACGGATACGCGAACATCACAAACGCCAGCGGGTTGTCCTTGATGGCCGGGCTCCATAGCCGAGCCATCAGCTCCTGCTCATCCTGCGCGCTGTAACGTGTGGTCTGCATGTTGTAGCACTTGGCTTGGGTTGTTCTCGATGACGTCCACAACGTCTTGGACGCGCCGCTCGGCCTCTTGTAGCGCCGCTGTGATGCTGATCGACTGATTCACATCTACTGTAATGGCCTGCTTGGCTACCCAGCCGTGGACGTTCTGGAGGATCGCCAGCGCCGCTTTGGCGTCGCCCTGCGCTGCGGCGTCGTGCAGCAGGTGGCTCATCTCCAGCTCGCCC